GGGCGCATTGCGTCATTCCGCAATTGTGGCGCGCGCGCTCAAAAACTGGGAACGGAATAAATACGCAAAACAGATCACTGATATTCGATTGCTGAAATGCCTTCGTATGGCGCGCGGCGAATACAGTGCCAGCGAAATTGCAGAGTTTGCCGACTCTGGTTCGGCCAATTTGATTTACATGAAGCTCGGAGCTTCTAGAGCTTCATCGCTCGCCGCATGGCTGGAAGAAATCCTGCTAACGCCCGGAGATCGCCCTTGTGGGCTTGATCCAAGGCCGTTGCCGGAACTTCCTTCTCCGGTAAAACAGAAAATCGAAGATCATGCCGGGAACATGGCAAAGGATATGATGGTCGCTGCCCAGAAAAACACCGGGCAAACGATGGATCAAGCCTCGTTTTCAATCTTGATGGATAACATCAAGGATGAGCTAGAAACACAGGTAAAGCACGAACAGAGGGTTCGAGCAAAGGAATCTGCTGAAAAGATGGAGCAGCAGGTTTATCAATTGATGGACGATGGCGGATTCGACAAGTCTTTTCGTGATTTTCTGGAACATTTCAGCCGATACCCGACAGCCTTTCTTAAAGGCCCATTTCAGAAACGAACCAAGCGCCTGAAGTGGGGGCCTGCATGGCAAGCGATCGTAGAATCCAAACCTACCTTGGCTTGGAAGGCTGTTAACCCGTTCGACATTTACCCGTCCCCTATGGCAAGGAATTGTCAGGACGGCGCTTTCATAGAGCGCATGAGGTTGAGCCATTCCGAACTGTTTGATTTTATCGGAGTAGAGGGTTACGACGAAGAGGCAATCCGTTGGGTTCTCGATCAGCATTCCGGTGGATGGTTAAAGAATTGGGTATGGACTGACGCCGAACGCATGCGCCTCGAAAAGGACATGACTTTCGGTTGGATTACTCAGGATCACATGATCGATGCCCTTGCAGTTTGCGATTCGATCGAAGGTCAAATGCTGATTGACTGGGGCGCGCCGGGCCAGATTGATCCTCAGAAACGCTATGAAGTGTTTCAAATCATTATCAGCAATCGTTGCATTTATCTAACGATCAACGATGATCCTCTAGGCCGCAGGCCATACCGACATGCTTGCTATGAAGAAAATCCAGACAGCATCTGGGGTTTGAATTCCGTTCTCGAACTTTGCGAAGCGTCTGAGCAGGCATGTAACGCCGCAGCTCGATCGATTATCTACAACATGGGCATGGCTTCCGGCCCCCAGGTCTGGATTGATATTGACCGCCTGCCTCCGGGTACTGAAATCAATCGGCTAGTGCCTTGGGACATCCGGCAATTCAATAAACCGCCTCCGGGAGTCAGCGGAACCGCTGCGGCCCCGATGGGGTTTTATTCAGCCCCGATGGTGGTAAACGAACTACTGGCAGTCTATAACCATTTCAGCCTTCAAGCGGACGATACGAGTGGCATTCCGCGTTATGTTTCTGGTGACGAAAAAGTCACAGGCGCAGCTTCGACAATGGGCGGTCTTTCCATGTTGATGGGCGCTGCTGCACGGCGGGTTCGCAGAGCCATCGGATCAATTGATTACAACGTCATGGCAGAGACGGTTTACGATTGTTTCATCTGGGCGATGCGCAATATTGACGATCACCAGATCAAGGGCGATTGTGTTCCTGTTCCTCGTGGATCAGCAGCCTTGCTGGTCAAGGAACAGGCACAGCAGGGTCGTCAGGCGGTGATGAATATGTTGATGGCCGATCCGAAAATGAGAGGATGGGCCGGACAGCTTATTGGAGTGCGTGGATTCGCAGACCTGCTCAAAAATTATTTCAAGGGCATGCACTTGCCTGACATCATTGCGGATGGCTTGGAACTGGACAAGGTCATTGACCAGATTTCAGCATCTGAATCTGCACCCCCACCGCCGAGTCCAGAGCAAATCAAGGCGCAAACGCAAACCGCTATTGCTGCGCAGAAAGACTTGACTCACCGTCAGGTTTCAGGACTTTCATTGCAGACCGACCTTGCCATAGCTCAAATCCGACATGGCGGAAAAACACCAGGAGGATTCGGTGACACTGAGATTGACGAAGGACCAAGCCCAAGCAATCCATCGCCTGGTTCAGAACCCGGACTTCAAAGCCCTTATAGCGCTGATAGCGGAAACACTTTCTAAACAGGACGAGGACAATCGTCAACTGGAAGGTGCGCACATTTATCGAGGCCAAGGCTATGCAATCGCCTTGGCCGAAATTGTTGGAATAGAAACCGTAGCAAAACAAGTTTTAGGGATTAAGTAATCCCGAAGAGCGCCTCAGTCTTTCTGAGGTATTCACCGCCCGTACACTGAAGTTAATGCTGCCGCGTGTCTGGACAATTTACTTGCGCCCAGACGTTGAGCATTAGCGAAAGCCAGCCGGAGTGATTGAGAGAAAATATGCCAAAGCACCCCAAGCAGTTAGAAGCTGAAGAACGTCTGGCCGCAGCGAAAGCATCCGCTGAGCCAGCACCGGTTGATCCTGTAACACCTGCTCCGTTGAATCCGGTTATTCCTCCGGATTCTGAACTTGAAATTCTGAAACGCAGGCTTTCCACAATGGATGGAATCCTGAAAGCTCAGAAAAGAGAGGCAGAAGCCGCGCTGATCGCAGCGCAGGAACGCGAAGAAAAGGCAAACCAAGCGCTTGCAGAATTGCAAGCCAAGGCTGCAAAGGTTCAACCGACCGTAGATCAAGTTTTTACGCCTGAAATGGCTGCAGAACACGGCACCGAATCCTTGTCGAAATTGATGGAAAGCATTACCGCCTTGGTAGACAAGAAAGTGGCTGCCGAAACTGCACCGATCAGAACGAAGCTTGAAGCTCACGACCGCGATGCCGCACGTCGAAACGAAATGACGAAAGCGGAACAGAAGATTGCATACGAACTTGCATTGTCACAGGCCGTTCCCGGTTATGAGACGTGGGCGGTGGGTTCAAATTGCGATCCAGCATTCGCAGCGTGGCTTAACGGTCGCAGTCCGGGTAGTCGCTTGACACGTCAGGAATTATTGAATGACGCTCATGCTCACATGGACGCGGTGGCAGTATCTGAAATGCTTCAGGAGTTTCAAAAGGGGTTAAAGGCACAGCCGCCTGCGAATCCGAATTCCAGACGATTACCAGAAGGTTCTCCCGCTGCCGACAGGCCACCGCCTGCTGGCGCAAAGATGACGCTGGATTACGTCAAAAAGTTCCGCATGGACTTGACGCAAGGAAAGTACCGTGGAGCCAAATGGACTGAGGGGCAGGCGATTCATCGTCGAATCGCTGAAGCCTTCAAAAACGGTGAAATCGCCGAATAAGGAGATTACAGCGGTTCTCTATCATGGAGAATCACAATGGCACTCGCTATTGCATCGGGTAGTACCTACCCAGACTTAACGCAACTTTCCAATGGTTCGTTGCTTCCGACCATTTGGTCAACCACTTGCACATCGAAACATTACGCCCGAGTCATTGCTGCGGAACTTTGCAGCAATACCTGGGAGGGTTAATTTTTCAGCCCTCCATTATAAACCCCGTGAACTGCTGGAAACCCCTTAGAGCCATTGTCACCACAACGTAGCTGGTAACGGCAAGCGTGAAGGTAAAAAAGACGATGGATTGGGCAATCAGCAGCCAAGCATCCTAGGAATAGGATGAAGGTTCAACGATCAGGAAAAGTAGTCCAGACCGGATAAAATTCCCACGAGTGCGGGGCTGGTGAGTTACAATTGTCCCTTGGAAGCAATATCTCAAGGTGACTCAGCATGGCGCAGAAATACACATTCACCGCAAGAAACACCATGCAAAGGAACAGGGTTTAGGAATCCTGATCCACGCCAGATGATATGACCTCGTCTCATGTGAAAGCATGAGGAGTTCCGGATAAAGAGCCGGGAACCTAAAGAAAACGGATATTTCAGCATTAGGCCAGCAGGTCATCATTCCTCGCACTCCGACCGTCGTCGTTATTGACGGCCCTAAGGGCTTGGACCTTGACGCTGCCGGCCTGTACACTACTCCGGTTACCAACGCGGCAACCTTGACGATCGATCAGCGCGAGCTGGCTGGTTTTACGATCGACGACGCCGATGCCTACCAAGCGATCAGCGACAATCTTGATCGCATGTCTGACGACGCGGTTAAACAGATCGCTATTCGTCAGGACACCAAGATTCTTTCGGGTCTTGGGGCCAAAGTGGCATCAACCAATCAAGGCGCGACCGCTGGCATCAATGCTGACACGAATCTGGGCGCGACTGGTGCCCCGGTTGCGATTAGCACGACAAACGCTCTGAGCTTCCTGCTTCAAATGAAGCGTGTTCTGGAAGAACAGTCGGTAGACGTGGACGGCGGCGGTTTGAAAATCGTTATTGGGCCAAAGTATCAGGAACTCCTGATGCAGACCAGCCTCAATGCGGCTAACATTACCGGCGACGGCGAAGGTTCGATCCGGACTGGATATGTTGGCCCGTACGCCAATATGTCTATTTTCAAATCAATCCTGTTGCCGAAATTCACTGACGTAGCTGCCGGCAACGCAAAAACGGAAGAAGTGTACGTCGTGCATTCGGATGGTCTGACGTGGGCCATGCAGTATCAGCTTCCGGAATTTTTCCGCGAATCGAAATACACCGGAACGCGCATGCGCACTCAGTGCCTGTGGGGATGGAATGTCGTAGAGCCGACGTACATCGCTGCCGGTTACGTCACTTACGTTGGTGCATAAGGAGCAATGACATGAAACCAGAAGCAGAGAAGGTCAAGATGAAGGGCATGAAGGACGATATGATGAAGTCTCCGCAGGAGACGGATCGTATTTCAACGAAGCCTGAAAACCCTTATGCCAATTCCGAATACTTCGGAACCAAAGGCAAGACCAGCGGATTCCGGGCAAATCAGCCCATGGGCCGCGCTGAAGATAACACCCGTGACGGTAACGGCGGGCGTTTCAGCAAAGGGTAATACAAACGGGGCAGGCCATCCCGGTCTGCCCTTTTTATTTGAGGTGAATTCATGGCAATAAAAACGGTAGATGAATATCAGAATGAAGCAAAACCCCGCGTGTTCAAGTATCTGGTGAAACAACAATCAGATGAGGACCGCAAAGCAGGTTTAATGCTTCAAGTGCGCCCATGGAATGTGGAAGTCGCAAAATACCCAGAGTGGAAAGGCGTGAATGCAATGCCGGCAGAATACATTGAAAGAATGACTGCCCTGCAAAAACACAACGAACAGATGAAAGCAAACGCAAGATCGTATCAGGAAGCGTTTGAAGCCGATGTTGTCAGCCGCAAGGAACGTTTTACTGAAAACCTTGCAAAAGCTGCCAAGGGCATGACCGTTGGCGAAGAAGAAATCAAGACACAGCAAATTTTGAATGCTGAAAACAAGGTAGAAACTTTTGTTTTGAGCACCGCCGAAAAGGATGACATCATTGATTTTGTCCTCGACAAGTGCAACGTAAAACTGGACAAACGCAAGACCGTTGAAAATTTGCGCGTTGAAGCCGCAGAACTGCTGGGTATCAGCACAGAATAATGACGATCTCTGTGATGGATGCGGTTATTACGCCATGCCGCAACATCCTTTTGGACGCCATTGTCCCGCCCGCTACCGATGGGCGTTATTGGAAAAACGCAGAGCTTCTTCAGTATTACAATATGTTCGTTACAGTCGCCATTGGAGAAAATCCGAATGCGATGACACAGCAGATTCAATTCCAGTGCGCTCAAGGCGTAGAACAGGTACTGGATTCATCTGCCGTGCAATTTTTGAAAGCCCCGGCCAATGTGGTGTCTGGGCGAGGAATCACAGAAGTCACTGCTGAAGCAATGCAGGATGGCGATCCTGATTGGTATTCTGCTCCTCAAACGACAGACGTAGTGCATGTCATTCCAGACCCTCGTGATCTTCGCAGGTTCCGTGTATGGCCTCCCAATAATGGGGCTGGGTTGATTTTCCTGAATGAAGCTTATGCGCCAGATGATGTAACTGATCCGTCGCAACCTTTTTCCTTGACGGAAGCTTATCGGAATCCGGCAATTGCCTGTGTTTTAGGAATGGCATTTGCGAAAAACACTGACCGTGGGGACATTCAAAAATCACAATACTGGTTCGGAATGATGGATCAACGCATCGCTATCAAGGTGAAAGCAGAAATGCAGGCTCAAGACATGACGGGTTCAAAGGTCACTAGCGAATAATGGCTTCCGTAGAAGATTTTTATTCCGAAGTTCGCAGGTCTGCTCGCGGAATACCGGAACCCATGCTGCGTGATGCTATCGTCCGAGCCGCTCGAATTTTTTGCCGAGAGAGTTGGTACGTCCGCCGATATGTGTTGATTACCACGGTTGCCGGACAATCGAATTATGAAATGATGGATACGCAAAACGAAGATGCCATCAATGTGCTGCGCGGGCAGGTTCAAGACATTGCAACGCCACCCAACATCGGAGAAATCCGGCCTTTGTTATCGGTAGAAACTGCAAGAATCAATCCGAATCTTTACATCAATCCAAGCAAACCCCGCTGGTATGGGTATGCTCCGGTAAATACGTTGATCCTTTACCCAACCCCAGACAATGCGTATATGGTAACGATCGTTGTGCCTGTACAGCCCGTGAAGGGAGGAACATATATTCCTGATGAGCTGTTGCAGGATTACGAAGATACAATCGGGCAGGGAGCGCTTATGTGGCTTTACAGAATGCGCACCGCAGAATGGTTTGATCCAAATGAAGCAGCCCGCTGTGAAATGGAATTTAATCGAGGCTGGACAAAAGCAAAAACAATAGCTCTGCGGGATTTCAAGGTTGGAATTCAACGCGCAAATGCAGTGAACATTACTGGCCGGAATTGGCTTTATTGGAATACGAACAGTGACCGGATACGCTGAAGGCGCAGTCAATCCGCTTGGCATAGTCTTGACGGTTGGGCCTACCTCGAATGGAGCGATTCTTAGCTGGACAAATTGCGGAGCCGGTTCATACAGGGTGCTATGCGGTACCAGCCCATTCAATCTGATTGAGGTTCAGGATGTGAATGGTTTGACCGCGACGATACAGGGTTTGAATGCAACTCGTAATTACTACTTTCAGATTATTGGTGATAACGGGGTTGCATCCCTTGTAGTTTCTGAATCGGGTTCAATTACTCAACTTATCCTGTATGGTTATTCTTATTCGCGCACTTATACTCCGGGCATTGAAACAAGTTTTCTGGGTTCTGTTATCAATGGAGTATTCAACGCCGTATTCCCCGGTCCTGCTAATAGCCAGTATCTTGCTTTCCTGATTCCAGCGTCTTTAAGTCCAACTTTTGTTTACAACGGTATTGCCCTTGTTCTGAATCAAACTTTAGTGATGCTGGCTGGGGTCAATTACAATTTTTTCACCACCAATTACACGCAAACAGGAACAAACATCCTGATTCAGGTAACGCCGTGAAAATAATTGTGAATGACTTCAATGGCGAAACACCGATTGTCAGCAACCGATCCTTGGCTAATGGTTATGCTTCACATGCGATAAATTGCAAACTGACTTCCACTGATTGCGAATCTTTTGAAGATATCGGCAATCCGTTCGTGCTTTCAAAAAATCCCATCATCAACACCATTTGGCTGATGATGGGGCCAGCGCCAACGTACTGGATGCAGTTTATGCAATCGGAAGTGGCTTATGGAGAAAACATTGATTTAAGCCTTGGCACAATTCCGGGCGATATGACCTACCGGACATTCATCACTGGATTGTCGGGTGGTCCTCAGGTTACAAATCTTTTTTACGCAACCGATCCATCGCAAAGAGGATCAAATGCAATTGGCGCTTATCCATATGTTACTTATCCGCTTGGGATTGCCAGTCCTACAGGGATTCCGGCTGTCATTGCACCTGTGGAACCTTCCGGGACATTGACGACATACGGATATGCCGCTGAAGTCTTCGTCAATAATGGAATGGTCAACAATCCCGGATCGGGATATGTTCTCAACGACATAATTTCCACCAATGAAGGAACCATTGATTCTGGTTTGTTTCCAGCTCAATTTGAAGTTACTTCAATAAATGATACGGGTGGGATTACAGGAATTTCCTTGACCTATCCCGGCAATTTCATTATTGGAGGTGGACCGCCCGCAATTGGAGCGACGACAACAGGCGGAACTGGAACCGGCGCGACCTTGAATCTTACAATTATAACGAATTCTCCAACCGCAAATAATTTTACAGGTTTTGAAACTGAAGATTACAACAATGGAGCTGGTTCTTATCGAACATGGACCGTAAATTCTGCTGGTAACTGGATGATTACTTCAGCACAAGGAGATTTGACCGTAGCTTACTCGGAAAATTCTTTTGGATTGCGTGCTTCACAATCATGGTCTTTTGAAGTAGACGAACAAACCGACAATAACGGTAGTGGAGACTATCCAGACCTTGTAACCTATCTGTGCGGCACCTATAGCGGTGCAAATTATGTGACCGGACCCGGAGTAGTTCTCAGCAAAACCGATGGAAGTTTCACGCTTTACAACTCTTTTTCTGGCAATAATGGGGCCGGAGTAACTGGCACAATCATTGCGCAAAATCTGGTTTCCATTACTGGCGCGCCGAACGAATCCGGCTCCAATGCCAATATGTACCGGATCAAGGTTTCTGCGATTCAACAAACGTCATCAACGACGCCCGGTTTTACGGTAACGGTAACCCTAGCTTTAAGTTCAAATCCGAATACCATCATTTCTACCCTTACAGGGTTTATTTCCTATGTAGGGGAAGTATTCGGAATAGGCACCAATCATCGCGGCACCCACACCAATGGCAATGCCGCAGAATTCAAGAATATCGTAGTTACGGTGCTTCAACCGCCAGACGCTGTTACTTCAGAATCGACCAGCTATGTTTACACATATGGAACCACAAAAGGTTCCGGGGAAAACGCAATTGAAGAAGAATCCGGCCCTAGCGATCCCAGTCAAACCATCACAATTTATCTGGATACCACTAAAAATCCAGTAACGCTTTCTCCTGTTACGGGAACGATTCCAGCCGTTCCGGCTGGGCAGTACATTACCGATGTCTTCCTGTATCGTCTCGCAAAACAAGATGATGGATCAGAAGTATATCAATACGACCAGCGTTTGAATCCCAGCACGACGGCTCCGATTCCATTTACGGACACCGTTCTAGATGAAGATTTAGGCGATCCAATTACAACGACAGATTATGTGCCGCCGCCGTCAAACCTTCAAGGCATTCTAGCTTTGCCCAACGGCATCATGGCGGGATTTTTCGGAAACACGCTTTGTCTTTCCACGCAGAATTATCCGTTTTCATATCCAGTCGGAAATCAACTTCCGACCGATGATCCGATAGTTGCAATTGCCGCGATTGACGCAACGGTTCTGGTGTTGACTACTGGACACCCTTATACGGCTTATGGTTCTGATCCTTCGGC